CTCACTGATTCCTTTTTGGATTAAAAAATCCAGAATGGACTGATTACACTCTTTTATTGACATATTCTTATTATCGACGACTTTGTCAAAGTCGTCAAATTTGTCAAATCCTCTTTCAGATTGATGATTATCGACTTCAGTTTGTCTAGTGAGTTTAACGACTGTACCTCCGGCGTCCTTGACTCCCTGTGCTTCATTGTCGAATCTACAATCAGCAATCACCGCAATCATAGGAGATTCTTCTTTGATCCTATTGATTAAGAGGTTGACCCATACAGGCTCATACATACGTCGGAAGATTTCAGTCCCTACGAACTGTAAGACTTCACGAGCAGTCATGAATCCGGGTTCGTGAACTACAATTCCTAAATAACTTGGTATATCTCCAGAATTTTCATTGTAGTCTACAGCAACTTGCTTCAGTTGTCCGGGCGTAACCACGCCCGGCATGTTTTCCCACCGTAACTTTGTTACGCTATTTTTCTCAGTTCCATGCAATTGTTCATGAGTAAGACCGAATAAGGAACCGCAGATCTCCTTAAGTGCGTCAGCAAAATTGTACATTTTTATATATGGCCAAATCTTTTCACCGGCATAGCCGGTGAATAGATCGTCCGTTCTAGTCAGATCAAGCTCGCCCATATCATCTTTGACTTCCCCGTCTTTGAGATATTGGGTATTGACTTGCAGCTTACCATCGTGTAAGATGTCGAAGTGCCGTATAACCTCATTCAACTTAAGCACATGTCCATGCAAGAAATTAGAGGCGGTTGTCTTCCCCGATAATTTGTTACCCGCGAGAGCGATGATCTGTGTCATAATAAAACTTTCTAAAATTGTGTTATTGGTTTTTTAAACGATTAGCTTCAATGATTGGAATATTAGCTTCGGTAGGTACATAAATAATTTGTTCAATTTGACCGCTTTTAATAGCTTCTCCAAATGCCCCAATAAATTCTTGTTCTCGGTACTCAGGAAACTCTTTAGAGGCTTTACCGACTACATTAATGGCTTCAGCCCGAATTTTAGCTGATTCTAACTCTGCTTTTGCAGTCTCAATCATAATCAGCTTTTCTGACTCAGCTCTTTTAAGGGCTGCTTCACCCATCTTTCCTTGATACCATACATTATACAGTGGGATTCCGAGTAATATGCTTAAAGTTAGGAAAATACCAAGTAACATAATCCATAACCACGTTTTAGTATCACTCATAGCTTAAGATCCTTAACTTGATCAACACTCATTTCACCAACATCATCGGCTTGCGGCATAGCATGTCGCACATTAAAAAGCCTTTTTAAGCGATCACAATCTAAGCGGCACTTATCCCCAGCCTCGTCTTTATCGAACACAGTTATTATGCTCATACACCCAGTCTTTTGGAGCAATAATTCTTGTGAATCAGAGAGTTTAGACCCAAAAATCCCAACAACGTTTTTAATTCCGGCCTGAAAAAACCGAAGTACGTCGCCTTGACCTTCGACTAAAATGATTTTCCCGATTTGGCATATAGACTGAAATGCATTCCAGTAGCCATATAGGTATTCTGACTTATGAAATCCCTTCTGATTCTTCCATTTTACTGTTGATCCGACGATAGTTCTGCCTACACTTCCTACACAGATCTTTCCGGTTGATTCATATATTGGGAAGACCACTCTGTTATACATTTCATCGTGGGGATCTTTACAGACCCCCACGTCAAAGATGTCGAGAATCTCTTCTGAAAAACCCCTATCTAGATAAAATCTAGCAGGTCTAATCAGCTTATTTCTAACCTCCTGCCTACTGTCCCCAACTTCTTGCTTCTGCATATCTCTCAGGAGTATATCAGTAAATGCATCTGACAGATAATCAAAAGTTTCTGTTCCACAAAATGTATGTGCTAAATTCAGCACATCTGTAAAACTTACCCCGGTTTTAGCCGAGGAAGACATTAGACCATGTATAAGTCCTAGTACGTCACCACCATATTCTTTATGACAGCCATGCGTATTACAAAACCATCTACCCCGAAATTCAGTATTCCCAACATTGATATTAAATGCTGTAACATTGTCGCCAGAGTGGACAGGACAATTAGATACTAATAACATGCCTGATTTATAACTCTTAACTGAAAAAAAATCAAGTATATCCTGTATTTTAGTCTTCAGTTTCGACTTCAGCTTCTCCATTTCTTTCCGGGAAGTCTCTAGATCTTGAAAGGTTTCTAACCGTGCCAATTTCTGTTATCCTTGCTAGCTCTCCGATCATATTGAGACAAATATAGCCACCGTCATCCATGCCGGGGCCATGTCGGGACAGGACTGGAACCAGCTTCCTATTGCCGTTCTTAGGACCATCATCTGCGATTTCCTCTGTTGACTTTTCCTTTAAGATTGTAAATGACGTGCAAAGCCATCCAATTCTATCTGATTGAGAGATTACATCAGCAGACTCCTTAGATATACCATCTCTGTTAAGCTGGACAAACGATAGCACTGAGCAGTCCATCTGGACTGCGAAATTGTGCAACTTAGTAGCCTGAAAACCCATAGCCTGATATTCTTGCATTGAGTCAGATATGCTAGAAGCGTCCATTAACTTAAAATAATCATAAATGATAAGACAATCTTTAGTCCTACCATTAGCCTCGAAACCAACCTCCTTCAAGATCCATCTTCTAGCAATAGATAAAATTTCATCAAATCCCTTTCCGGTCACATTAATGTAATAATACGGCATTTCATTTAATGTATGAGCAGCATCTTTGACCATCCCTACTTTTTTTGGATCTGTTTTATATGTTGCAAATTTAATATCATTAATTTCTATACCAGATAAATTAGCCCATGATCTATTCCAATGATCGGATTCAGACATTTCTGTATCTAGTACTAAAACAGGAATCCTAAGCTTACCAGATACATGCAATGCTACATTTTCACAAAAAATCGATTTCCCGCCTTTTGTCCTTGCACCGACCAGATCAACACACTTTCTCAAAAACCCACCACCAATAGCGGCATCATATGACGGCATACCACTAGGAATCCCAATCTGCTTGATTTCATCAGACATAAGATAATCAAAGTAATCAAGACCGCCCTCACCCAATTTCTTTGGCTTATTTTCATCCTTCTTAAGATATGCTACAGAAGCATTTTGTATAGGATCTTCAACCACAGATATGATGTGAGACAGTGTCTCTTCGCCACTAATCCCTCCAAGATTAGAATAGGACTGTTTGATAGTTTCCTGTAAATGTCTGGCAAATTGTAACCGGCGGATCTTTTTTGCGTGATCTAATATACTGGACAACTCAATTGGAGTTGACATCACTCCATGAAAGTGTTTTAGTACATCTGGCTTATTGACATATTCTCCGAGAGACATGTCGGTCGCTGCTGATAGGAGCGACACAAAATCAATTTTATCTACTCTGTGTACAATGTGAGTTATACACTTGTATAGTACCTTATTAAAATCTACAGTGAATGTCCCTTCTTCCAAAAATGCCTCAACATCAAGATAACAATCAATTCCATAAGCACATATACCAGCTAAAACCGCTCTCTCTGAAGCAACATTCGTAAGTTCCACAATTACTCCTCAATTGGCTTACCAAAACAATTATCACATCTAAACGAATCTATATCTCTAATATGTACTGGATGCACCTCGACTATTTGTTTACACGCTAAACACTTAACTTTAGATAGCTTAAATGGCTTTCTGTTTCTAGGAGTAAGTGGAATATTGTCATTAATTTTGTCACTACCAATCTCTGGGGCTATCGGTAATACCGCTACAAGTTTGTCAAATTTATTAAGGGCTGTCGCCTTCTCTTTTGGCTTCCTTCCCTTCTTTTTTACTGGGGTTGTTACAACTTTGGCTACTTTCCCCTCCTTAGTTTTAACTACGACCTCTTTTTTCATGGAGAAATCTAGATTACCCATCTTTATAGTAGGTAACAAAGGAGGTCTTGACCTAGGAGTGATCGGAGGATCTATTGGGACTACTGTGGTCCATACACCTGCCTTGCCGACCAAGTCGGCATAAAACTCCATTACTCCAGTCCAATTTCTATCTTCAATTGCCTTGGCCAGCTTATCGATCATAGCTTTTTCTCTTTCCAATATCTTGTAAAATATCTGCCATACGCTTCACATGATCCAACTTGCGCTCTACCTGAATGATAGCTCCGGATAAATATACCCTCATCTTTTCTACTTTTACTGCGAACGTATCCTCAGATATTATTGCGTGACGCTTAACTTCATACTTCATATATTCGGAATGCTCTTTCCAGTGCTTACTAATTATTTTATTTAGGATCTCTTCGCACCACAGTAACTTTGCTGAAGCCTTATCCATATCCTTCCTTAGAAAGATACAATATGCATGCATCTTAAAAGCATATGCAGAAGAACTATCTGCCGACAATCTCACTAATTCATCGTGAGACATATCTAGTACGGTCTGGACTATAGCATCAAATTGACAGTCCGGAGTCATAAACTCTAGACAATATCTATCAATGAATGATATTAGATCGTCAAGCCCGGAGATATCGCTAAACTTATTAAGTTCGACCATGTATGCTCCTGATCGTATGGCAGAATAGCCATAGGGATTAAATTTATCCTACACCATTCCTGCTTATCTCTATCTCTTCTGCAAGATATCAGAAACTCGGCCTTGCTCTTGTGGAAGAATGGTGTAAACTTATAGTGTTGCTGGCCGTGGACTTCCACGGCTAAAGGTATCTTAGGTAAGAAGATGTCAAGATACATCCTGTGGTTATTGCCGGGGATAGTCATTTCCTCAAACACTGGAGTATCTGGGAAAATTTCCAGTAAAAGAGAAAGGGCCTTAGAGTGTGGCCCTGACTTGTCCCTATCCGACCGATTATTATGGCTGGTTAATACCAGCCTATGCATCTTGCCATTTAAATCCATTACTAAGAGAGCAATGTTGTTATTTCCTTCTTAAGAATTTCACTTGCTAGTGGGGTGGATGAAATAAAGTCATATACTTTTTGCTGACCTTGGAATTTCTTAACTGCGTCTTCAGCAAACTCTGGCGTACCTGCAAGGTATGGTAGAGTGAACCAAGCTCCAGATTTTTCAATCAGGCCGAATGATTCTCCTAGCTCAATAAACTCCTTAGTAAAATCAATACCATGGCCAAATCGCAGATACGACGTTACAGAGTTACCGGACGCACCCATAGCAGAGCAACTTATATCACAAATAGTCTTCTGGCCTATCTTTTTACCGCCCTCTTCCCACGGTTCTACATGAGTAAAATCAAGCCTATTGTCAGCTTGATATTGAACCATAACGCCACAATCGGCCAGTTTGTGCTTACCATACCCACTTGTATTAGTGATATAGTGGGTGATGAGAATCATTATGATATCGTTACGAACAACAACCTGAGCATTTTGCTTTACCCAATGGGATAGCATCTTTGGGAGTTGTGCTCTAAGCTTAGAGGATACTTCCGCATCCATCTCATCCCGTGGCAATAGTGAAGAGGTCGAATCAATTACACATACACAACCCTTATTTTTAGGCATACGTATCATAGCATTAACAGTATTCAGGATATCCTCTGCTGATAGGTCTTCATCTTTACCGGAAATGATCTCAATATCACTCTGGTTTAAATCGTGAGTACCGCTAAGATTGTAGGCTTTAACCCTACTTTCAGCATCGGCATATACACCTCTGCGTCCTTGTTGTTGCCCATTTGCAATGATTTGTAACGTAGTTGACGACTTGCCGCATTTCGCAATTCCAGAAACTACAGTCCAACTACCTTCTAAAATGCCACCATTAAGTCCTAGATCATAGGCTGGACTGACACTAACACATTTTTTGTTACTTTTTTCATCAAACAGTTCAGTTCCTGATCTAACGATATCTCCATACTTCTTACGAATCGCGGCCATGCCAATATCACCAGTATCGATTACATCTTCAGATTTTGCTTTTTTAGCCATCACAACTCGCTCAGTCTATTGTTTTTGCCGAATGCTTTAGTAGGAGTCTCAACATGAACCTCCTTGGTTTTTTCAACTATCTTTTGTTTAGAATCAAATCCCTCCTGTATTTTTTCAGCTAATGTAATTAGCTCTTTGTTTGCCGCACTACACGCATTTGTTTGCTTAAACGCTTTAATAATTGCGGCAGAACTTACTCTTTCTAAAAGCCTATTTATCCAAATTAGCTGCATAATGTACATATGTTGATATTTTGGCAGATTCCAAAATGACTGAGGTAAAGCAGCTTTGCTAAACTCGGCCCGTCTCTTAAAAAAGAGTTCTGCTATATAATTATCAACAGTGACATATCCAACTTTATAACTAGACTTAAATGGTCTTAGATCAGTCTGGTCGTATCTTATGGACATTTTTTGCTAACCTTGGGGACATATGTTGTTTTCGAGTTGCATCACCAAGCTGTGCAGCTTCAGAGGTCATAATAACAACCCCGCGATTTTTATTTCGTGCAAATAAATCACCAGCCTTGATCTGCTGAATTCCGGGATCTGGCGGTTTATTAGCTTCGGCCTCAGCAGCAGCAGTAGCGGCCCTTTCAGCTTCAGTCTTCTTTCTCTCATCTTTACGGATCAGCACGGCAAGATAAGCCCTAACCAGTGTGGATGAGCATCCAACATCTAAAGCTAGAGTTTTCAGGTCTCTTGATCTATGATGAGCAATGTAAAACTTCTGTATCTTAGTGAGATCTGCGATATTCGCGACTCGCTTTTTCATAGCCATAATGGTCTCCAGTTAAAAGGTATGGGATATATTTGTAAGCACATTCTTCTGTGATCTGTCTATACACTTTTTCTCTAGGGAATCTTAACGATTTTTCATATAAGAAACCTCCAACTATTAAGCCCTTATATATAGTCTTATCACCTACGGTAATTGACGTTACTACGGCTTTATCGGCGTCACAAATTACGCCGTTAATGTCATAGTGAATTGTTGTAGTTTTGGCAGCAACTATTTCGGATGCATCATTGACAAAATCCATTACCCCTCCTCGATATATTTAATCTGTTGTTGTTTAGTCATACGATTAATAGCATTAAGCTCTTTAGTCTTTGACTTAACTTCCTTCTTCTTATGTTCATCTGGATTATCTAAACTTCCACCAGCACGTTTAGTATTCTTTTCAGCTAACTGCCCGATATTCTTGATTGATTTGACTCTACCCATGACAGGGAATAGTAATCTCTCTAGGAGATTCTTATTACATTCTGGGCACTTCCTTTTTACTGGAGCTTTTAAAGCTTCAACTATTTCAAATTGATGCTCACATCCAGAACATTTATATTCATATACAGGCATTACAATTTATACCTTGCTTTTTCTATTAGCTCAAATCCTACGATATCGCAGTCTTCTGCTTTAAGTTGTAGGTTTTTATCTGTAATTTTACGATTTGTTTTAGCCAAATACAAGCGAAGCTTGCTCTTTGCTTCAGAAAGCAAAGCATATACATTATTAGGATTGTATCTGGTCTTAATAGGCTTATCGTGTTCGAAAAGCTTAAAGATCATTCTTTACCCCTGTAGCTTTACTGAGTTAAAATCTCTACAAATATGACTAATAAGACTATTTCTTTGCTGATCTTCTGGTCCTAATCGAACAATGTTAGCATAATCAGCATGTTCGAATGCGTCTAAGCATTTATATAGTCCATTAACCCCTTTAATATCTGATTGATTCAAATCCCCATTTACGATAATCTTAGAGTCTTGTCCAATGCGTGTAAGAGCCATCAACATTTGTTCTGGCTCTGTGTCTTGTGCTTCGTCAATCACCATAAAAGCTTTATCATATGTCATACCTCTCATTAATTCAAGAGGTTCAAACATAATTTGTCTATCTTGCATCATTTGCTTAAGTTTTGATTCACTCTTAAGTAATTTAATTAGATTAAAATATGTAGGGCGAAAATATGGAAAAATTCTTTCAGCAATTTCTCCGGGTAATGCACCAATATCACGACCAACAGCAACTAGAGGTCTAGTCACAATTAATTGGTTTTGAGGCTTATCAGGCCTTTCTATATGTTCTAAAGCTAATCCGAGAGGTATATAACTCTTTCCACATCCTGCCTCTCCTATACAAACTGTTATGTCATAATTTATAATAGAATGTAAATACTCTTTCTGATTCTTAGTCTTAGCCTGAACATACCCCATATTATTGTACCTTATTAATGTCGTCGTACATTTGTTTAAGAGCCAAACCATCTAAAGTTGGAATATATTCTATTCCAGAATCATTAAATTGAACCTCTAATAATCCATCTTCAACTAGAGCAGCGCACATATGATTTGATACTAATGATTGAACATCAGAAAAAACATCCTCAAATGAAGATCCAATTCCGACACGCTGCATACAATACAGTGTTATTAACTCACCGCTAAAACCTTCTAGATCATAATCTCTATGAGATTGATTTTCTAGAAGAATCTCTAATAGTTGTTCATCATTAATATTTTCTACTAACATAGTCAGCCTACCATTCAAATGTAGTATCGGCTATATCGTTTTTATAGGCACCGATTTTATATGAAATAACTTCTTGCTCCTGCGGGGCAACTTGTTTGCCCTTGCTATCAGCTTCTAACCATGAGATAGGGTTCTTCGTCCCAAAATGTTTATCCAAACCAGCACCCACAAGACGCTTGTCTACAAGCGACTCGATGTATTGATGCATAATCTTTTCATTTAAACCAATCATGCCACCATCTTGGAATAAATATGTAGCCCAAGCTTTTTCTTCATCTGCGGCTTCCAAAAACATGGAGGTAGCCTCAGCTTTACAGTTTTCGGCCACCTCTTGGAATCCCTCTTCGGGAATTTCCCGCATAATCTTAAGAATTGTTTGAGTGATTGCCATATGAATATTTTCATCAGTCCTTATCAACTTGATTATTTGAGCATTTCCACACATCTTATTATTTTGCTCAAAAGCTAATGCACATGCAAAACTTACATAGAAACGTATAGATTCTAAAATATTAGTACTAATAAGACCTAAGTAAATCCGCTCTGCGATTGGGCGAGAGCTTGAATCGAAATTGAGAGCATCAAATGCTCGTGAGACGGACTCTGCTCTCTTAACGATCTCCACATCTTCTAGGACGCTGTCTAATACTTCTGAAGGGTCTGGGTAAACATTGTTGACCAGATAGCTGTACGAGTAGCTGTGGATTGTCTCAAACATCGCCCAGAAGTTCATACACGCTTCTAGTTCTGGAAGAGAAACATATTGAGTTAAGTTGGGGATTCCTCTAGCAATCACCGAATCCATCATCGTTTGGAACTTCAAATTCGAAGTAAAAATAAACTTCTCATGCTCCGACAGGAGCTTGTAATCCGACCTGTCTTTTGTTAGAGCTATCTCTTCAGGTCGCCAAAATGAACCAAATTGCTTCTTGAAGAGGGTGAGAAAGATTTCATACTTACACTTGTCGTATCTTTGGAGTGATAGACCAGCCCCCAAGAACATGGGTTGTTTTGTAGTGTCTACTACCATCGTGTTTAAAACACTACGCATTATTTTTTGCCCGAAAAGATTCTTCTTCGTACTTATTGATTAAGTGATCAGATAGATCGTATAAATTATCTGAAAATTTACATCTAAGATCGTCTACATCTTCATATGCATTCACTAAATAGTTTTCAACATCATGAACAGATGGTAAATTTTTCAAAAGCAACATTATGTCTTCTAAATGATCTGGAACGCACTCATTTAATTTTGGATATAATTGTAGGGGAATTTTCATATCGAACAACTCCCACTTTCACACCCGGAGGCGTTAGCCTCCTCGTTATCGTTCGGGGTATTATTATAATACATCGTGCGAAGCCCATACTTATGAGACGTAATAATGTCTTGCGCAACTACAGAAATAGGAATTTCACCATCTGGGTAATGTTGATAATTCAGATATGTATTAAAAGATATAGACATATCAATCCACTTTTGCAATGCAGCCGCAATCTTGATTGAGTTAGTATTAGATCTCATATCCCACGCGATCACATAATCTTTTTTGTGCTTAGGATACTGGGGTGTCAATACTTTCTTAGCACCATTTTTAGATAATTTCTCTGTGAGAAAAGATCTTATAGGCTCGATGCCATTAGTTGAATTCTGTATAATGGATGATGATTCACACGGCATTTGTGCCGATAGTGTACAGTTCTTAAGCCCAAATTCCTTGATTGACTCACGCAGTGAGTCCCAATCTTGTGTCAATGGAAATTGAATGTCTTCTGGTAATTTATCATGAAAATCATATGGGAGCCAGCCAGTAGAATATCTAGATGCGTGAAAGTCTTTCGCTGGTCCAGTCTCTTTGGCCTCGTTGCACGAGGCTAAAAGTAGATGGTATTGAATTTCTTCCATAAGATCGTTTGACGCCTGAATAGCTTCAGGAGTCTCATGATTAAGTCCCTGAAATGCTAACCAAGCTGCAAAATTAGTAACGCCTACGGCGAGTGATCGTTTATTCTTGCAAAATCGTTCTGCCGCCGTAAATGGATATAGTTGATAATCTATGAGCCTATTTAATAGACTCACTATAGTTGAACATACTTTTGGAATTTCATCTCTCTTACACTCTACTAAATTAATAGCAGATAGGATACAGATTCCAATTTCTGCATTCTTATCGTCAGCAGAACTTAGAGAAGAATTAGGTTGAAGGATCTCCATACACAAATTTGACTGCAAGATTGTATCTAGCCATGAAGAAAGATTGCAGCTATTCATAAACATGATATATGCACGACCAGTTTCAAGTCTTTCCTTGACTAATGAGAAAAACAGGTCTCGGGCTTTTACAGTTTTCTTCAGTCTTAGACGTTTATATTCAGCTTCTACATAAGACTCTTTAAACTTATCACTTCCCCAATCTTTATACAGATCTGATTCGTGGGGGCAGAACAAAGTTACCATTTCATCATTTTTAACACGCTCTAAAAATAAATTGTCTATCTGAAAAGCATAATCTAACTTCTTGACCCTATTATCATCAGTTCCTCTATTATTTTTGAGCACTAGAATATCTTCAATCTCGTAGTGCCACCATGGATGAAATACTGTTGCACTACCCCCCCTAGTCCCATTTTGGGACGTACACTTAACAGCACTCTCCATGAGTTTTAAAAATGGGATCGTTCCAGTAGAAATAACTTCACTATCACGAATAGAAGCTCCTACCGATCTGACTCGGCCCATATTAATACCAATACCGCTTCTGCGAGCGGTATACTTTCCAGCTACCATCGCTGTAGTAAAAATAGAATCTAGGGAGTCCCCGCAGTCAATCAAGACACAAGAAGCATAGTACTTGGTGCGTGAACGCACGCCGGAGAGGATTGGAGTGGGGAGATTGATCTTGAATTTAGAGATACAGGTATAAGCCTGCTTAATCAATTCATAACGATCCGGATGAGTTGCGTATAGCACCATCGGGATCAGCATAAACGCAAACTGGGGGGTTTCAAAATGCTTCCCAGTAGTTCGGTCACAGATCAGGTATTTCTCGACCATCTGCTGGATACCAGCGTGGGTAAACCTGTAATCTCTGTCGTGCTGGATTAGTTTGTCCAGCTTGTGAATTTCAGACTCACTGTACGACTCCAACAGAACAGGGTCATAGACCCCCTTATTTTTGCGTAGGTGGTCATATAACCTAGGGGGCTGACTTCCACCCCAAACCTCTTTCCGAAGAGCGTACAGGCGAAGTCTGGACGCCACATACTGATAGTTCGGACTGTCCTCACTTATGAGGTTGTAGGCTGATTGGATCAACACTTCATGGATCTCGCTAGTCGAGATCTTGTTGTGAATGCTTAATTTCGCATTCATCGCGACATCACTCGGGTTGACATCAGTCAATCCGTCGCAGGCCCATTCTAAAACCCTGTTTACCTTTTCTGCTTGAAATTCTTCTGTTTGACCATTACGTTTGCGGACTAAAAGACTCATGTATAGCACCTATGCAGAAAGGGGGCGACATATATAAATTCGCCCAAACAGTTAATCTGAAATTGTTTTATACAAACAAAATTAGGGCGGATAAACCACCCCTCAGATATTGCTGAAAATACGACGTATTATACCTCCTCTGAAGGGGTAAAGCAGGATAATTGGTGTGAAATCGGTCAAAATTCACGTAATCGCCGTTCGACTTCTTCTACAATCAATCTGATGTCAGAGTCATACCACCCTGCGGCTAATAAACAGTTTACTTCAACTATAGCAAAACCTGTTTCAATCTCGCACACGTCTAATGTCCACATAGGTGCTGGTTGATAAGATCGTATTTTAGGGTCTGTTAATATACGTTCTACAAAATGATATGGATTAATCTCACTTTGAATCTCTCCATATAGAGAATGTGTTATAATTTTGTGTGGAATATCATCGATCTCATTAGATGAAATTACAAATCTCCACTCGGCCCCTATCTTTTTTACTGGAGCTAATAAGAGGAGTTCTTCATCAAATACTTTATCAAGGTCAGTTTGAAGATATTTATCATATACTGCCCCAGTAAAGTACTTATATCCAGAATTTTCTTTAATGAAATATTTGGTTTCGCCAAGAACCTCTTGTTGCAATCTTTTTAAGCCTCCGGCCTCGATAAAAATATGCGGGTTATTTAATGCAAATTTATCAAATTTTGGCAGATAATGAGTACAATCATATACATGATCGTATAACCAGCAAATAGCTTTGTGAGACGATTGTAGTCGTCGTCCTAGCACTATTGTGCCATAAAAAATAAAACCTTCTCCGGGGTCTCTAGAGAAGGTAGTTCCATCTATATGATGTTCACACCAAATAATACGATCTCCTAGAATTGAGACAAGCTTGTCTTCATTTTCGGAGAAGGTATCTTTTTGAATTACCCAATGGACGCTCGCAGCATCCACATTCATTGCTGAGATATCCGATATTCCCATCTTAACTCTATTTATCTAAATTGTTGAAGACAGCTTCACGATTTTCATCTATAAATTGACCAATTTGAGCATGAGACATACTGGTACAGTCATTAAGTCCAACTAACGTCTCACAGTCGTCAATTATCGGAAGCCATTTTTTCTTAACTCTTGATATATCAAATGCGCCACCTATTTTTAGGTTTAACGCTGATCGTGTTTTTGGGAAATGAGTTATATCCTCATCGTTGATCACCTCCAAAGGTCGTTTTGTTAAGTTAGTAGATGGCATAGGCTCTAATCCACATATCTTAATGCCTACTCCAAGACAGCACATACAACCATTTTTATGGTTGAGAGTCGTCTTAGCTTTTTTAGTTTCGCCAGACTTAAGTTTAGCGATCCATGCTTTTTGGTACTTATTTAGACGCATATTCCACCTCTTATTCTCTTTACTGTGGCTTTTGCGACCTCTCCTGAGGTCGTAAGAGACAAGGATTTTAGGTGTCTGACAAGACACCCTATGGCCTGTCCTTCTGACTTAGCCGCCATAATTTCTGGGCTGATCTGATCAACATAGACTTGAAGCTCAGCTTCGCTGAGTTCGGATGGAACGTAGCTACGAAGTAGCTCATTCTCTCGTAAAAGATTTACTTTCTCTCCAGCCAGACGCATGGTTTCAATATTGCTTTCAATTACTTTACGACAAAATTTGACGATGAAATCGTCACCGTAATTGTCTTTAGCTTGGCACTCTCCGAGTACTAGCTTTAATAGGCCTACGGCCAGTTCGCTCTTTGCCTTAACTGCGAATAGAATGTCGGCTTTAAGTCGGTCGATTAACACTGTATTTCTCCTCAAAGATATGACCAATTATTGAAGAATACTCTGGACTTACGCCACCATAAAAATCAAGAGGCTCATTGTCACCAAGCATATGTTCGCAAAATTGAAATCCAGAGTATGCTTTCGAGTATCTTATTTCTGTTATTTTGTATCCATCTGATAGGATATCTCCCTCATAAACATCAATTCTATTCTGGTCTTTCAGACCAGTCCATTGCTGCCAAATAAATCTACCGTCAAATGTTTTTATTACATTATTTGGGTAAATATATGGGTCTTCTAGTAAATCTTCAGAATCATCCCACACATCAGTATCTAACCATTGCTTAAGTGGGGCAATCTTATCAACAAATTGTTTAATCTTAGTATCCCAGACCCTAAATTTAAATCGCCCTTGGTCAATCAGCATCTCATTATCTTTCCATCGTGTATAAGCTGTAATTCAGCCTGATAGGCTGGAGGACCAGCCTTTGGATCAATATCATGCTTAAATACTAATGACAAATGATTTTGGATCATTTCCACTTGTTTTTCATTCAGTAGCTGTCATTCAAATTCCTCGGTATTTGGAGGCTCAGTCTCGTA